TGCCCTGAGCGCCTAAACCTTGTTGCAATCCGGTAACCACACCTCCAGCCAAAGTACCAGCTGCAGTTCCTGCCAACTGTGTGGTTGCTTGATATAATTGCGCAGAAAGAATTGCGCTGTTATTAATGCCAGTGGTCAGTGTACCGAGACTGGGCAACAGATAACCTTGACTGGTAGTAACAGTCAAACTGGGAGTTCCTGCTGCTATTGCGGCAGTGGTTTGTGCACTGACTGCGGCTGCCAAGTTGGTACTGCCTGGAGCAGGTACAACTGCGCCACCCAAAGCAGTTGCATTTCGCATTGCAAAGTCTAAGATGTTGCCGTTTGCCGGTGCCTGTGTTGCAGCTGCTGGTAGGTTGTTTTCTTGTGCAGTAATTGGACTTGGTGTGGTATCATAATGCAGATCAATGTAGCCACCTGCGGTACCGGCAGTGGTGTAACCATTATAGTATTTTACTGTTTCAAATTGAATACTCATTTGATGTTCTAGTAAATTGACATTATCACCATTGGCATGTTGACCATGTTTGAAACTGGTAATTATGGGATTCACCAACTCGTATTCGTCAAACTGTTTTTGATACAGACTATAAATTCTAATGGCCTGTATGTATTGATAGGTTTGATAGGCATTTGCGGCATTGTAACTGCCAACGGGTTTGGGAGTGTATCCCCATTCAAAACTGGGTCGTTCTTGATACTTGTTGATCAATTGATATGTACTGTCATTATAGTCACTGTCTCGATAATAGAAACTGTAGTAGTCATACCAAAAGTTTAAAACATTGTCGGCTTGATCGTCATGGAAGGTTATTGTTACTGGATCGTACTTGATTGAGTTTTGAACATAATTTTTACGGTTGTAAGCATTGTGTTCTTTCACTGCCATGGTAAAACTCGGTAGGTTCACTGACTTCACAATCATGCCCATTTCTTGTGCACTGGTGTTACTGACGTTGGTAATTAAGGGATTAAAATCAAATTCCACATAGAATAGGAATCCATATTTGGGGCTTAGTCTATAATTACCATCAACAAAGATTCTACTTGCATGTTGATAATTACGTTGTATTACTCGTCCGGGTTTATCTGTTGTAGCCATACTAATATTTATCTAAAGAAAAACCCGGATTTTTAAGTCCGGGCAAATTTAAAAAGTTATCAACTTGTTATTAGCCGGAGTTGACTCCAGAACCAGTTGTGTTGGTTGATGCGGTACTGTACTGAGCTGAACCAACTGCTCCGCCAACTGTTTGAATTGCATTATCAAATTTGATAGTTAACGCAATACGAACATCGTCGTTGGTTCCATAATTCATTTCTCCGTAGTCGGCAGTGGTAATAAAACATCCGTCCAATTCCCATGCTTCAAGGGTGTTGGCAGTTGTAGAGCCATTTCCGCCGTCTAACATTTCGTACAACAAAGAAAACTTATAGTCAACACCGGTTGGGCTACTGGCTTGATTCAAGAAATCAAACTGTTTCTGAATCTGTTGACCGACCAATGTACTTACTGCGCCAGTTGCATCGTCACGTAAATTAATTGTTGTGTCTTGCCATTCGGGTTTACCTTGTAAATAAACTTTGCTGTTGTATACATCCAGTGTTATTGGGTTAAACTGCACACTTGGTCGTTTGATGTCAACCACTTGTTTTGTTAGTTCTGTGGTTGTAGCACTGACACCAAAGTTAATAAAAGTAACGCGAAAGCGATACTTTAACTTTGGCATTAACAGTGTACCACCCACTTGCCCAGCTGCTGGTGCTACTGTAAAATTGCTTAGACTTCCGGTTGCCATATTATTCTCCTATTACTATTATTTATCAAATTAACTTGACTGCACATTCAGGGCTGCGATTTCGCCTGGATTGTAAATAGCAATCGGAATGTAAATAAACTCAACATCTTTAATTGGTTCAATTGCAACATCCACATACAGTTGATTGTTTGCAATAGTGGCTGAAGTGTTGTTGCTTGTGTCACAGATTACCAAGAAATCGTATAATCCACGCAATGCCAATACGTTACCCAATGCACTTTCAATTTGATGTGCAATAGATTTACGTGTTGTAGCATCATTTGGCTCAAACAAATATCCATTACTGATCGTAGTAAATGTTCTTCTTAGATAATTCTCTAGTCGAACAACGTTGACACGATTTTGTGCGCTACTGCTAGCAGCACGAGTCAATTGTCCAAATATCACAAGACCCGAATTTGGCAATTGTGTAATTGGATTGATCTGTAATGTAAACAATGAGTCACGTAGACCTTGACTTACCGAGTTTTGTACAAAAAGTCCAGTTGCGCTATCAATATAACCAATGTTGTTTAAATTGCTTACTAGACCACGATTAACACCAGCTGGTGCAAACCAAGGATAAGCCACTTGATCATTGTACAAATATGTACGCAACACTGCATGACTTGCAGGAACAACAATTTGATTGCCACTTAGGTCATTTGTTTGTCCTGCTGGATAGTACAATGCCAGATACGGGCTTGATGCAGCATCGCTTGGTAATCCTGAACCGGTTTCGTTGTTAACCCAGTTTGTGATATCAACAGTGTTTGGTGCTAGATCCATTGGTGTGTCACCAATGACAAAAGCAGTATCACCACGGTTGTCGTTTAAGGTCAACATGTTGGGGATCAACTCTGGATAGTTGGGAGCGCAAATCAAATTGAAGTTGTAAATTGGTGACAGTACATCTAGATTACTGTCAATTGCACTTTGCATTGCTCCAACAATGATAGCACGTTGTGCTTTTGATCCTGCATACATGACTCCATTAGAATCAAGTCCGGCAGCACTGACCCATGCAGCACCACCATCAGCAGTGTTCAATGAGCCACTTGTTCCAGGAACTGATCCAGGATTTGGAAAACTGGTACTGTTAAAATAATCAGCAACATATTTCTTGACATTGTATCCGCTACGACGTGTGTTAAACAACAGTGTTCCACGTGCGTACAATCTTGGATCTGGTACGTCTTGATCAACCCAGTCACTCAATAACAAAGCAGGGATGCTTGGCAAACTGCCGGTAATTAAATCGGTTGTGCCACTGGTATCCCAACGTGCATCGGCAAATATGATACCGTTGAGACTGGTGTGATCTTGATTGTTGATTGCTACCCATGTTGTGCCATTGTAGCGATACAAACTTGGGAAATTTTCTAAATCACCGCTATCTAACCATAAATCACCAGCAGTTAATGCCGAACCGGTGCTCTTGGTTGTTGGAGCAGTAGTAGGAGTAATAATAACTCCGTTTGGATCTGTTGCCTGCAGATTGTATCCGCGTGCATCAAGTGCTAGGCTTGTAGATCTGTAGCCTCTCCAGTGGCCGCCATCATTGATCATGATGTCAATATCAGCAGGATTACTGTAATACCAGTAGGTTCCTGATGTTGGAGCAGTGTAAGGTTGTGTTAGACTATCATCAATACTTGATGTAATATCGCTGAAATCAGTAATGTAAACAACTCCGGTACCAGCAACATAATAGTTGCTTCCGCCGCCTGAGTAAAAACCCAATCCAGGACTGCCTGAATTACTTCCCAGTGGAGTACTTGATGTGTTTGTAAGAATAATTACACCACCTGCAGTATGAGTCAAATTGACTGTTCCGCTAGAAGTGATGCTTGCAGTAACATATGGAATGTTAAGTGCTTGAATTGCTTGTACCACCTGTGTTGCAGTGCTGGTACTTGCAGTCACTGTTTGAATTGTGGTAAGTGTTGTGGTGCCTGGTTGTGTGGCCTGTATTGTAAACGAACCACTAATGCTTGTTGCCGGTGTTGCACCAGTTGCACTTGTGACTCCAGATGCGGTGTTGACAAAGAATTTCAAACTGTTGCTGCTTGAACTGTCGTACAAGCTGTAATCGGCATACACTTGACCCACTGCAATATTTGTTCCGCCACCCAATGGATCTAGTCCATAAGTTGCTGACATTAGTCCGCCAGTGCTGCCACTTAGTGGGCCATATGCAGGAACTGTCAAAGGCACAAATGTGCTGGTTGCAGAACTGTATTGTTTTAATACCAGATTCATACCACCGCCAATTGCGCCAGTCTGCCACCAAATTGACCCGCTTGGATATCCAGTAAATGTGCCACCGCTGGGTACTGTGCTGAACCAACCGTTTGTGGGGCTGACTGCATAATTTCCGTATAATAAAATCGGGCAGTTGTAAGTTTGTGCAGTGATACCGCATTTGTTCAATGGGGTATTTGTACCATCAACCACTACCGCAGTTCCTACACCAGAACCACTATAGCCTGTGGCTGCACTGGTTACAAACAATTGCAAGTAACCTGCGCTGGTTGCGTTTGCATAAATTCCAGCAATAGCTGCCGAATTAATTGCGGCTGCAAGTCCAGCAACTGTACCCGGGCTACCGCTTGGTGTATAAGTTACTGTTGTATTATTGATACTTAAAGTATATGTGGTTGATACTGTAAATGTGGGTGTTGCATTTCCAGTAGCAACTGGCAAACTGGCTTGCCAGTTTGCAGAACCCACTTGCACCCATGTGTTGTTGTAGCTGGTGTATCCACTACCCGAAGTAGTTGTAGCACCAACTTTGTAGAATAAACGAATCGGATCTGCAACTCCGGCAGTTCCTGTACCCGAACTGTTGACAAATACCAATGCGTATTGGCCAATTTGTCCTATAGATGCTAACGGCACTGCCGGTGTTCCACTGACTTGGCTTTCGCTAGTGATCAATAACGGTGTTTGATTTGTAAAAGCATTGGTTGCAGAATTCAACTGTTGGATACCCCATGTGGTATTCACTAGGTCTAACCAATAGGTATTGTTTGCTGGTGCACCAAATGGACGCACACTGGTACCGGTCAATTGATTTAAATCAACGTCGGCACGAATTGCATACAATTGATTGCTCAATCCCAATGCCGAATAGGCTGCCATCAATCCGTATTCGTTAATTTCGCTGCCGTTAACTGGTGTACCGGCTGCACTCAACTGGAATGTTGGTGTTCCCATCTGTGTTATTAAGTCGCGTTGGCTACTGAATGATAGTAGTTGTCCGGCGTTGGCTGCGGTGGTTCCTGTGGCAGTTGCGCCATTATAAGTTTTATTTTCAGCAGTTGCTAATAAAACTAGTGGAACTGAGCCCACATTACTGTTTACGTATTGACTTTGATCGCTAACAGTAATTGATATTCCTGGTGATACTAGTGCCATGTTAAATTCCTTTATAATGCATAGTTAAAGTTATTTATCGGAATGGTGGTATTTTTGGTTAGTTAGCAGGTGCCTTTTAAAGGTTTAGCTTATAAATACACTATGAAACAACGAAAACTCTGCCCAGAATGTAGAACCAATCCGGTGGCTGTAAATTACATCCGTGACCAAGTAACACACTATAGAAGTCTGTGTGCTGCCTGTATTAGAAAACGAGCAAAATTAAAGCCCGAGGCTCCAGCATGGAGGCGATCGGGCTATACGAAAAAACCACAGTGCGAAGTCTGTGGTTTTAAATTAAAGTTGTCAAATCAAAGTGTGGTATATCACGTTGATGGCAATTTAAAAAACAACAACTGGCACAATTTAAAAACTGTGTGCCTTAATTGTCAGCAGGAATTGTTTACTAGTCGTTTGGGTTGGCGGCCGGCTAAGATTGTACCAGATTTTTAATTTGTCGATATAAATCGTCAACACTGCCATTGTTGTCAATTTCGGCATCAAATTCGGTTCCAATCCACGAATACTCGCTGGCGTGAACGTTGGGGTATTGATAGCGCATACCAATTTGCTTTTTTTCTTTATTGGGCTGACTGTGTCGTCCGTTTGATTTGTTATCAAGTAGGGCACAACTGTACCATTCAGGTAACTCGCCACGTTGAACCCAAATCACCTTGCCACCAGTGGATTTGATACTTTTGATTTCGTTGGGAAATCTACAATCACTGACGACAATGTTGTCCTTGGAATTACGCAATTTGTTTTCCAAACTGGCTATCCAAATATCATCATGGAATCCGATTCTACAGACTTCAGTGCCCCAGTATTGCAGTACCCATCTAGGGGTAATGTCTCGACCTAGTCGCTGACTCCACCAAGGATCTGGTTGTTCGCGCCATTCGCGACTTTCCTTGGTTCTGCCTTCCAGCAGTTCTCGATCCCAACCAAATATGTTCGAAACAGCATCTTTTAACGTGCTGGCAAAACTGTCTCGTTTGAATCCGTGAAAGTTAACCAAATAATCTGCCACAGTGTCCTTGCCGGACCCGATAAAACCACATACACCTATAATCATGAAAATGCTCCGTATAGGAGCATTATTACATAAATCAACAGTGTTGTCAACTAGCCTTGTACCCAAGTTAATGGTTGGCTTCCGTCCACAAACATCTTTAGATCTTCTTCCAATTTATCCATTTCTTCTTTGGCTTCGGATTTTAACGATGCACCGTTTAAGGTAGTTCCTCCACCGGGGCCAACAATTTGGCTGAACTTTTCGCGTGCTTCGCCTAGGATACGTTTAGAGAAACTGTAGGCATATTCCTGTATCCAGGGAAATGCCTGTGCATCATTGAATATCATTTGATCAGGCTTTTGATTAAAGATCCAGAGCAGAACCGATTCTTGTTGTGTTAGATCGGGATTGGCGCCTTGCCACGGCATCTTGCGTACCACAGTTAATTTCTTGGTAACCGGATTGAATGTGAAATTCATATAGCCACCAAACATCATCATGGCCAACTTTTGATAGTCCACAAACAATTCATAGTTGGTCAATCCACCTACACGTCCTGCAACCAACATATAAGTGTTTAGATAACCAGATGAGAACGGTTCAAATTGACTGGCGGTGGTTCCTGTTACTGATCCAATACCACGTCTAAATATCTGACGAACTCCCATAATTTCTTTGGGCAGTATGTATTCTTGTGTTTCAGGTAGTAGCACCAGGTGTGCATAGCTTTCTTCTGTTGAATTTTGTGCTCGTTGTCTATACTTGATCAAGGCCTGATTGATGGCCATTTCGTAGTGTTCGTTTTCCAGTTCCACGTCCACAATGCCATCTGCTAATCTTAGACGAATATAGTCTTTGATGGCAGCACGCATGCTGTCAGTGGTATTACCAATATCCCAATTGGGATCAGTGACTCCGGGAAAACTTACATCAGGATTGCCAGGGAAAGCAATTGTGCCGGCACCAGAACCTGTGTTTGCACTGAACAGGCTGGAAGAAATTACGTTGTTGTTGGCATCAAATCCAGTTTCTTGTACTACTGGGTTGTCATTTGGGTGTAGACCATTGGTCATAAAAATACTCCGTTATAGAGTATTTATACTGCCTTTAGTAGCACCACATCAGGATTTATGCGTCCGTTCATTTTGGTTTCTGTGGCCTTGATATCATCCAAGAACTTACGCAACTGCACTTTGCCGGCCTTGGCAAACTCTTTGAGAGCGACTTCGGGTTTTCTTAGTGTTTTGCTGACCGACTTTTGTTCGTCAAAGTTGACAATGCTGGTACCTTTGACGCTTAGGGTTTGATAACTGCCAGCAACGTATCGGCCCAGTTTTCGAGTTTTAATGTT